ACGAGATCGAAAAGCTCGAAAGCCAAGGGGTCGGGGCATACTCAGAGTCCAGAGAAGACAGTTGAAACAGTCGCACCCCCAGTAGAGACTGTACCTGCAAAAGTATCTGCTCCTGAGTTTGACGTGGATATTGCACAGGATGTTGTGTTCAAGCCAAACCCCGGCCCCCAAACATACTTCTTAAGTTCATCTGAACGAGAGGTACTTTATGGTGGTGCAGCAGGTGGTGGCAAATCCTATGCGATGCTTGCTGATCCGTTGCATGGTTTAAATGATCCTAACTTTAGTGGGCTACTAGTACGCCATACTACTGAGGAACTACGTGAACTAATACAAAAATCTCAGGAGTTGTACCCTCGTGCTGTACCCGGAATCAAATGGAGTGAGCGAAAATCCCAATGGACTAGTCCTAGGGGCGGGAGACTATGGATGTCTTATCTTGATAAAGACCAAGACGTTACTAGGTATCAAGGACAGGCATTTAACTGGATTGGATTTGACGAACTTACTCAATGGTCTTCACCTTACGCTTGGGATTATATGAGGTCACGCTTACGGTCTGCATCTAAAGACCTAGGCTTGTATATGAGAGCTACAACAAACCCCGGTGGCGCAGGACACCAATGGGTAAAGAAAACATGGATAGACCCAGCGCCTGCTGGAAAATCTTTTTGGGCAACCAATATTGAAACTGGTGAATTACTAACTTACCCGAAAGGACATAGCCGTGCAGGTGATCCATTATTTAAAAGGCGTTTTATTCCAGCTAGTCTGTTTGACAACCCTTATTTGGCAGAAGCTGGTGACTATGAAGCAATGCTTCTCTCGTTGCCTGAACACCAAAGAAAACAACTCCTCGAAGGAAACTGGGACGTAAATGAAGGAGCAGCTTTCCCTGAGTTTGACAGATCAAAGCATGTCGTGGAAGCTTTTGACGTTCCCCGATCTTGGACTAAGTTTAGAAGTTGCGACTACGGTTACGGGTCTTACACAGGCGTTCTATGGTTCGCTGTCGCACCTGACGAGCAACTCTATGTATACAGAGAGCTATATTGTTCTAAGGTTACTGCTACAGATTTAGCAGATATGATCCTAGAGATTGAAAAAGATGATGGTGGAATGAGATACGGTGTGCTAGACTCTTCTTTGTGGCACAATCGTGGCGACACGGGGCCATCCCTAGCAGAACAGATGATCATGAAAGGGTGTCGGTGGCGTCCATCAGATCGCAGTAGAGGCTCTCGTGTCGCAGGTAAAAACGAAATACACAGACGGTTACAGATAGATGAATTTACTGAGAAGCCTCGTCTTGTATTCATGGATAACTGCACAAACACTATTGCGCAGATACCAAGCATCCCCTTGGATAAGAAAAACCCTGAGGATGTAGACACCAACGCAGAGGATCACTTATACGATGCTTTACGTTATGGGGTGATGACACGCCCACGCAGCAGCATATGGGACTACAACCCAGCAAAACAACGCACTGGTTTCCAAGCTAGTGATCCTAACTTCGGGTATTAAGAATGGCAGAACAAGAAGAAATGTTTGAAACAGATGAAATCGTAGCTGCAGAAGACAGTGATGATTCTATCTTTGAAAATCAAGCTGGTGTAGTAGGTTTTGTTCAGGATCGCTACAAACGAGCAGAAGATGCACGATTTGCTGATGAAGAACGTTGGTTACGTGCATATCGTAATTATCGTGGTATCTACAGTTCTGAGGTTCAGTTCACAGATACAGAGAAATCACGTGTATTTGTAAAGGTAACTAAGACTAAAACCCTAGCAGCATATGGACAAATTGTAGATGTATTATTTGGAAATAATCGGTTTCCTCTTTCTGTTAACCCCTCTGTTCTACCTGATGGCGTTGCTGAGTCAGTACACATAAACGTAGACCCTAACGCAGCACAAGCAGGCCAATCTTTAAATGCTGTAACTTCAGATGCCCCAGCGCAGCCATACTTACTAGACGGTACAAAGGGACAGCTACAACCGGGTGAGACTCTTATTGACCTACAACGCCGCTTAGGGCCAGAGCAAAACAAGCTACAGGCTGTCTCTGATAAGATTGTTGAGGGTGACGGTACCACACCTAGCACAGTGACATTCCACCCTGCTATGGTAGCAGCTAAGAAGATGGAAAAGAAAATCCATGACCAGCTACAGGAGAGTGGTGCTAACACACACCTACGCTCTATGGCATTTGAGATGGCTCTTCTAGGCACAGGTGTAATGAAGGGGCCATTTGCTGTAGACAAAGAGTATCCTAACTGGAATGAAGAAGGTGAGTACGAACCACTCATTAAAACAGTACCAGAGTGTAGCCATGTAAGCGTATGGGATTTCTACCCAGACCCTGAAGCTAAATCTATGCAAGATGCAGAGTATGTAGTAGAGCGTCACAAGATGTCACGCACACAGTTACGTGCTTTGAAACAGCGTCCATACTTTATGGATGATGCAGTAGACATGGCTGTAGCCAAAGGACCAGATTACGTACAGAAATCTTGGGAAATGGTTATGGAAGACGATGACACACAGCCTACATCTGAGCGCTGGGAAGTGTTGGAGTTTTGGGGTTTTGTAGATGTAGAGCTTCTAGAGCAAGCTGGCGTTAATATCCCTAAAGAGCTAAAAGACCTAGACGAAGTAAACTGTAACGTATGGACATGTAACGGTGAAGTACTACGTTTTGTATTGAACCCATTTAAGCCTACACGTATCCCTTACTACGCAACACCATATGAGCATAACCCATATAGCTTCTTTGGTGTAGGTATTGCAGAGAATATGGACGATACGCAAACATTAATGAATGGTTTTATGCGTATGGCTATTGACAATGCTGCACTATCTGGTAATCTAATTATAGAAGTAGATGAAACTAACCTTGTACCGGGCCAAGACCTAAGTGTCTATCCTGGTAAGGTTTTTCGTCGTCAGGGTGGCGCACCAGGACAGGCCATTTTTGGTACCAAGTTCCCTAATGTTGCACAAGAAAACATGCAACTCTTTGACAAGGCAAGGGTGTTAGCTGATGAAAGCACTGGATTCCCTAGCTTTGCTCATGGTCAAACTGGCGTATCGGGCGTTGGTCGTACAGCTTCAGGTATTAGTATGCTTATGTCTGCTGCTAATGGTTCTATCCGTACAGTAGTTAAGAACGTAGATGACTATTTGATTCGCCCACTAGGTAAAGCATTCTTCTCCTTTAACATGCAGTTTGATTTTGATGAATCACTACGTGGTGACCTAGAGGTTAACGCTTCAGGTACAGAAAGCTTAATGGCTAACGAAGTACGTTCCCAGCGCCTAATGCAATTCTTACAGGTAGCACAGAATCCAGTTCTTGCACCTTTTGCTAAAATGGATTATATTATCCGTGAGATTGCAAAGAGCATGGACCTTGACCCTGACAAGGTTACCAACTCTATGCAGGACGCAGCAATCCAAGCAGAAATACTCAAGGGCTTCCAAGCACCACAGCCTACGCCAGAAGCGATGGGACAGGGTGTACAGGGTGTCCAAGATACTACTGGTGGCGGTGGCGCACAGATGGGCATAGGTACAGCACCAACACCGGGTGAACAAGGATTTACAGGTAATGAGCAACCTCAAGCCGTTGGTCAATAACAAAGAACTATACGAAGCATTTCTTAAACATGTAGATGATTTAATCTACTTACAACACAAGCAAATGGAACAGGCTACAGAGCCAGTGGTATTTTACAGAGCGCAGGGTGCTATCACTACTCTTCGCAAGCTAAAGTTACTGAGGGAACAGGTAAACGATGGATCAAAGCCCTAAGCCTAAACTTCGCCCAAAGCTTCGCTTATCATACGATGATCTACAAAAGATTGAACGTGTTGTTAATGAGGAAGCTAAGGGTGAGGGTGTAGAAGGAAGGAACGCTATTCGTGGCGTTATTTTTAATCGTCTAATGTCAGAGAGATTTCCTGATAGTGTAGATGAAGTTCTATCACCTAGAGAGTTTGAGCCAGTAGGTAAATACGGTTCTATTAACAAAATACCTGTTGATGAAGATATCCTAAATGAACGCCTCACAGAAATGGCTGATTACATTCAGTATGGTGAGGATGCTTCTAAAGGTAGTACTTTTTTCCTTAACAAAAAACTAGCCAAAAAGCGTAAAACAGATTTTGGTGGTAAGGGTGGTATGACTATTGGCAACCACACCTTCTATAAAAGCTACGAGGGCCAAGAACCTGTAGAAGACGTTAACTTCTCTCATAACGTAGAAGTGTATTACGAAGGTTATGATGCAGGTGGTTTTGTAAGCAAGTTTATGGATATGGTCACTAGCCCCCTTACTGGTGACTACCGTAAAGAAAAGCCTCTTAGTGTTGAGGCTGCAGATACTGCAGTAAGCCTTACTACACCTATTGATTCTATTGTTGAGATACAAGAAGAACTTAAGAAAGATGAACCTGATTATCTAAAGATTGGTATGTTAGGTGGTATAGAGGCTTTATCCCTTGTAGGGCCAGCTATTGCACCTGCTGCACGTACAATGATCCGTAAAGGTGCTGACATGGCACAACAAACGGATGAGGCTGTAGAAGTAGCAAGTAGTGTACCAAAAGTATCCAATAAAGCCTTCAAAAAAACTGTAAAGGCTTATAAGCTCTTCACAAAAGGCGAAGATGGAAAGCTTTATCCTTTGTTTGTAGATGCGGATACAGAGGTTCCTGTAGGACAGTATCTAAAAGCTGTATTTCCAGAATATCGTTTTAAAGCAGAGAATGGTAACTTTTATGTACCCTCACGTGGTACTGCTGGTAAAAAAGGTACAGGTGATTCTATTAAGATACCTGATCAAGAAACACGTGATATGCTTATAGAGGCAGGTTTTTTACCTAAAGGCTCAAAAGCAAAAACCATTAAAGCTGTTGCTGCAAGACCGGGGTGGCACGCTGGCGACACGCCTATGGCTAAACATATTGGTCCAGAGGTTGAGATAGACGGTAAGAAATATAAGGTACGTGGACAAGACCAAGTTTGGGCAGAAGTAGAAATGCCTGCAGATACAGATTGGCAAGCTATTGCAGACAGCCGTGCTGTTATGAAAAAAGATGGTACTCCAAACGTAAAAACCGCCCATATAACAGATGAACTACCCTTCGGTGGTTATTACCGCTACAAAACTAATCCTAATATGGAAGGGCAGTGGTTAATTAGTGGTGATATGAAAGTTAATCGTGTCTTGGATCGTGATGAAGTAAAGCGATTAAATGCAGAGGCTGGTTTTGAAGATTTGCCTACAGAGGCAGAATTAAGAGAGCAACTAGGCAATGGTTTTGCCGCTGGTGGATTAACAGGAGAAGATATGTACCAAGGTGTTGACGATTACCAGATGGCAGAAATGGGTGCTGGTATGAAAGAAGGTGGCATGATGTTTAAATCATCACGCGGTATGGCAATGAATGAAGGTGGCGATATAGGTGAGACAGTTGGTGTAGACCCTGTATCAGGAAATGAGATTCCACTAGGCTCTACTGCAGAAAATGTACGTGATGACATCCCAGCGCAACTAAGTGAAGGTGAGTATGTTGTACCTGCTGATGTAGTTCGATACTACGGTGTTAAATTCTTTGAAGACCTACGCACAGAAGCTAAGGTGGGTTTTCAGCAGATGCAAGAGAATGGTCGCATTGGTGGTGAACCTGTAGGCATGGAAATGGCAGGAGATGAGCTACCATTTGACATATCTGAGCTACAGATGTCTGATGATGGTGAAGGGCAACCTATGATGGCTGCAGGTGGTTACATGAAAGCCTATGCACCGGGTGGTTTTGAAACTGATATGTACTCACCTAGCACCTATCAACCCGGCGGTAGTATGGCTGGTGGCAACATGGGTATGGGCGGTCTTGAAGTTATTAAATACGTACACCCTGATGGTCGTGAAATATTTGTTCAGTTTATGGGCGGCTCACCGTTAACGATGATCCCAGAAGGGTTTGAGCCAGAAGAAACCGCAGCAGAGCAAGTATCACAAGGGGTCAGTGAGCAAGTAACTCGTACTGGAAGTGATGATGACGATAACACACCACCTATTGAACCACCAGAACCTATTGAATGGTCTACTGAAGCTACACTAGAAGATTTCCAAAACTACGCTAAAAAGAGTAGCAGCTTTGGTAAGAAAGCTATTGCAGTAGGCGCAGGTATGGTAGCAGGTCTACCGGGTTCTGCTCTAGTGCGTATGGCTCAGAAGATGGAAGATAGTAGAGTTCGTGAAGGTCTTAAGGATCAGATTGAAGCTGCTAATGAAGCAGGTGATACAAAAAAGAGTGCTGCTCTTCAAGCTGTTTTAGAAAGCATGAATGCCAAATCAGATAAATCAGATAAAGATGATGATGGTAAAGGTATCTTTGGTGGTAAATCTAGCCTTTATGAAGACCTAGAATCTATGGCTGACCCTACTGAGCAAGGTGATTTTGGCGATACATGGCTAGGTGATCTATTAGGATTTGATGATAATGGAATTGGTGTACAGGGTGACTCATTAGCAGATTCACTAGGTGGATCACGTAGAGATGGGCAACAATCAACCTCAACTGCCACATCTACATCAACACCTTCACAAAGCTCAGACAAAAGTAGTTCTAAAATAGGAACAGATGCAGGTGATGGTATGACATGGGTTAAAATGGAAAACTCTAATGCTTTAACTAGAGTAAGAGATGATGACTCTCGCGCTGATTTTGCAAATGATCCTGTATATGATGAAGACGAATAAAATCGGCCCCGATCCGATAATCATATAATAATAAGGCTACCCGGTCTACTTGACTGGCCCCACATAAAGGAGTAAAAAATGTCGGAAGCCCAAACTATTGACGTGACATCAGCGTCACATTTACGTAATATGGCACGTGTTAAGCGTGATGAAGAAGAACTAGAGGCACTGAGGCGGCAAGCTCGTGGTGAGACTGATGAAGATCAAACCGACGATACACAGAGTGAACCCAGTAGCGAAGACACTGAGGGAGCCGCAGTTCAGGATGCGAGTGTATCTGAACAAGAAACAAAAGAGCAAGTTAAAACCGAAGCACCCAAAGAAGAATCTGAGGGAGATGCTGGATTAAGCGCTGAAGAGAAATCTTTCAAGAAACGCTATGGTGACCTTCGCAAGCATATGCAGGACAAGGACGCTGAGTACAAGGCGCAGCTTGAAGAACTAAATAAAAAGCTGGAACTAGCTACTAAAAACGAGCTAGTACTACCCAAAACAGAAACTGAGGTAGAAGCTTGGGCTAAGAAGTACCCAGATGTAGCAGGTATTGTAGAGGCTATTGCAGAAAAGAAAGCAGCAGAACGTTCTACAGACCTAGATAATCGCTTAAAAGAGATTGAGCAACTACGTACAAAAGCTAAGCGTGAGAAAGCTGAAGCTGAGCTAGCTGCACTACATCCTGATTTCTCTGAGATTCGTGCAGATGATGCATTCCATGAATGGGCTAAGACACAGCCTAAAGTGGTTCAGGATGCTTTGTACGAGAACACAGAGGATGCTAAATCTGTAGCTCGTGTCATTGATCTGTATAAAGCAGACAAAGGTATTAAGACTAAGAAAGATAACAGCGCAGATAAAGCTGCAGCATCTTCAGTTAAAACTAAAGGTAAACCTACTATTGATCCACAAGATTCCTCACAGTATCTACGTGAATCAGAAGTAGAGAAAATGTCTATTAAAGAGTATGAGAGGCGACAGGAAGAAATTCTAAACGCACAACGCTCTGGTAAATTTATTTATGATGTAACAAAAAGAGCTTGACACTCTTAACATCCTAGATAAAACTATAGTATATACACAGCATAAAAGTGTGTATGCTTTTAAAGCACTAGCCACACAAAGAACTACCTCAGATGAAAGGCCCAGCGCAGAGAAACAGCGCAGTTTCAATGCAAGCTGACCACCCTAGATGACGAGCCTCTTTAGTGGATATGTAGTGTCATTTTTCACGCCATATCTATAAGGAGAATTAATTATGGCTATTACTTCCGCAGGAGGAGGTTTTGACGGTAGCTGGTCACCAGTTATTTATTCAAAACAGGCACAGATTGCCCTACGTAAATCTGCTGTCACAAACGCGATTACAAACAACTCTTACTTCGGTGAGATCGCTAACCAAGGTGATGTTGTTCGTATTCAGAAAGAACCAGATGTAACTGTTAACGCTCTACAGCGTCACACAGCTATTTCTGTAGAGAAATTGAACGATGAAGATTTCTCACTAACAATTGACAAAGCTAACTACTTCGCATTCAAAATGGATGACATCGAAGATCAGTTCGCAAACGTTGATTATGTTAGCCTAGCTGCTGATCGTGCAGCATACAAAATGGCTGACTCAATGGACGCAGATGTTTTGTCTTACTTGTCAGGTCACACAACTGCAGGCGCTAAAATCACTGGTACATCTGGTGATGCACAGCACGAAACTCCAGGTGAACTATCAGGCGAGTTTTTGCTAGCAAACCACCTAGACGCAACTGATTTCGGTCAGCTAGGTTCTGCAGACTCTGCTTCTACAGCATATGCTACTGGTGATTCCATCCCACTAGCACCACGCCTACCAGGTGCAACAGCATTGTCAGATGCTACAGTTTCACCTCTAACCGTTGTAGCACGTATGGCTCGTCAGATGGACGTAGCAAACGTTGATGCACGTGGGCGCTGGATCGTTGTTGACCCGGTATTTGTAGAGATGCTTAAAGACGAAGATTCACGTATGCTTAATGCGGATTTCGGCGGTGCAGGTCTACAAAATGGTTTGGTCTTGAATAACCTACACGGCTTCCGTGTTTACATTTCAAACAACCTACCAGCAGGTGGCACAGGTGCAGGCACATCAGGCGCACTAGCACAAGACGCTAACTTCGGTGTTGTTGTTGCAGGTCAGGACGAAGCGGTTGCTTCTGCTGAGCAAATCAACAAGGTAGAGAACTACCGTGACCCAGATTCATTCGCAGACATTGTTCGCGGTATGCATTTATATGGTCGCAAGATTCTTCGCCCTCAAGCGCTAGTAACAGCACGTTACAACGCAGCTTAATTAAAGTAAACGGAGAGGCTGGCTACATGCTGGCCTCTTTGTGCTTTTAACCTACAAGGACATTCCCAATGGCAATTACTACGGCAATGTGCAACAGCTTCAAGCAAGAACTACTTGGGGGTGTTCACGATCTAGATACAGA